CGGATGCGGTACCGGTCAGGCGTGACGCACAAAATGGTGATCTATCGTGATGGTGAGCATCTGCCAAGGGCATTAGAAATCAAGTCGATAATAAACAAAGATGAGCGCAACCATACGCTTGACTTGATTTGTAACGAACTTGACGTTTCACTGTTGCTTCTCGAGGGTGGCGACTTCTTGCTGGCTGAAGATGGCGACAGGATCATACTCGAATGAGGGCTGGCGATTTAAGGCATTACGCAGCATTTCAGGACGTTGCCGAAGTTGAAGATGGAATGGGTGGAATTACGGAAACTTGGTCAACTTCCTTTTCAGCATATATAGCTATCTGGCCTTTTAGTGTGAACGAAAGCGCCGAAAACATGCGTATTTCTGCTGACGTAACCCATAAAATCAGAATGCGTTACCGAACCGGAGTCACTCCTATTATGCGTATCGTTTGGAATAGCCGAACCTTTGAAATCAAGGCGATTATTAGCAGAGGGAAGCACACGATGGACTTGGTTTGCCTTGAACTGGACGTTACCTAATGAGGGTTGAATGGGATCAGCGCAAAGTAATGGTCAAGGTCGAAGGTATTTCGGAAACCTGGTCAAAAAAATATGCTAAAAAAATCAAGGCAAAGGCACTTAGAAATCTCAGATCGAATATGGATAGTACCACGGTATATACTAAGGGCCGGAAGCCAGGTCACCTTGCAAGGGAAATAGAGATTACGACTTCACGATACAAAACCGGTGGACATGCTGTGGTTGCACAGGGGCCAGGCAAATGGAGTGAACCAGACCATGCAAGTTTTGTTGAATTAGGAACACCTAAAAAAGGTATCGCTGTCTTTGGCAATAAGGAACACAGGGTGAAATTACCAGGCGAACCATTCATGCGCCCAGCGTATAAGACATATAAACGGCCAGCAATTAAAGACTTGAAGGCGAATTTAATTTGACCGGACTTCTAACCAGCATATTCACAGCGTTTAACGGTGCAGGGCCGACAGCAATTCATACGAGTCTTAGCGGTCGTATGTTTACTGGGTACGCTCCACCTGGCACCGCTTTTCCTTATGCCGTTGTTTCAATCCCATCACAAGGGAACGATTGGACGTTTGGCGCAAATGCTAAATTCGATGATATTGATATTCAGTTTAACATATATTCGCAATCAGCGAGTCAATCTGAAATCGGAACGTGTTATACGAATATGCGGACGCTGTATGATGATACTACTTTAGTTGTACCCGGTGGAGTCCATACAATGATTTATATGCAATACGATATGGCGTGGCTGCTATTCGACCCAGAGGAAGATGTGAGGCAATACGTTTTACAGTACAACGTATTACTCCAAAGCTAATGGGTAAATATTTAGATAAATTCAACAAACGATCAAAGCACGAAGGGATGGCCAGGGGCGCATTTGTATTTGATGTTGTCAAAGATATTATAGCTGCGCTTGATGAGCTAAACGACAAAATGGATAGATTGAGTTCGGCATATCCCTGCGGCAACAATAACGGACTGAAAGACGCAAGGGGTGAATGGAAATACAGAGGTAAACGAAACGAAGGGGCTTGAATGCAATACATGACCGAAAAATACAAAGGGTTTCCAATAGGGCGCGGGACATACGGAAACCCACGCATTATAGCAGACGGTCCAGAATATAGCGATCTGTTGAGCATTGGCGCTTTTTGTTCCATATCTGTTGGTGTAATTTTCATGGTTGGCGGTGAACATAATACTGACTGGGCTACAACATACCCACTACATGAATATTTTGAAACCCCAGAACCTAAAGGGCACCCGAAAAGCAAGGGGCCGATCACAGTAGGCAATGATGTTTGGATCGGAGCCGGCGCTGTTATTTTATCAGGCGTTACAATTGGAGACGGCGCAGTCATAGGCAATAGTGCGATTGTAACGAAAGACGTTGAACCATATTCCATTGTAGCCGGCAACCCTGCAAAGCTAATTAGAAAACGTTTTTCGGATGATGTCATTATAATGCTTTTAGATATTAAATGGTGGGAATGGACAGATGAACAAATAAGAGAAACTATGCCGCTATTAATGTCAGATCAGATATATACATTCATGGTCAAAACTGATGAGATTGCAAATGATTGACGTGATCATGCCGGTATTGGATAGACCGAGCGAAACGATAATGACGCTCGAATCTCTGTATGAACAAAACGAAAACATCCGGGTTATCGTAGTCGATAACGGATCGTATAAACTCGACTACTTAGATGAATTTCCAGATGTTACACTAATAAAAAACGATATGAATCTTGGAGCCATAAAAGCATTTAATCAGGGTTTAGAAATAGCTGCATCTGATCATATCGTAGTGATGCACAATGACATCTTGATTGCCTATAAAGATTGGATTGCAGGAGCAGTTGAGATTATGGAGAGCGATGTAAATATTGGCATGGTTGGCGTGGCTGGTTGGGAAAAGATAGATCAATGGGGTGAATACTGTTCTGAAACAAGCATCTCGGCCATAAATGGCATACGGAATAGTGCCGATCAAAAAACATCTGGTGCAGTTGCCGTTTCAGATGGATGCTGCAACGTGATTAGAAATATAGGGTTACGGTTTGATGAAAGATACGGATATTTCCATTTGTACGATTTAGATTTATCAATGCAATACCATCGGAAGGGTTATTCTATATATGTAATGGAAGCTCCGGGCATACACTTAGCTATGACCCGTCAATATTCAAGCATGAATAGTAAAAAATATCTGAAACAAGTTGGCAAGACTGATATGGTATATGGGATGGAGCGACAACTTATCTTTGAAGATAAATGGAAGGACTTTTTACCAATAGACACAGGGGCCTTTGATGAAATTAAACTTGGGGAGTGGGCACAATAGAATAACCGGATACGTTAACCTCGATATTCGCCCAGAGGTCAAGCCTGACGTTGTGTGTGACGTGGAAAAAGGTTTACCGTATGACGACAATAGTATTGACGAAGTGCGCGCACACGACTTCTTAGAGCACATTAGATTGGGGCAAACAATCCATGTAATTGAAGAAATCTATAGAGTATTGAAACCAGGTGGAAGGCTATCTATTTCTATACCGTCAACAGACGGCAGGGGCGCTTTTCAAGATCCGACACATAGGAGCTTCTGGAATATTAATTCATGGCTGTATTTTACCGATGATAGGTATCGTGAACTATACGGAATAAAGGCTAATTTCGAAGCGTTTATAGAAGATGTTGTAACGGCATGGGATTTGAAAATAGTACATACACGCGGCGATTTGTATGCAGTTAAGTAGGATTGAAGCAAAACCGGACTTGTCTGCTTCAAGCATAGTTGCGTATATACACAACTACATCATAAGCAACGCTCATTATTTAGGGATACATACAGAAAAGAATCCACTCGACTTTTGGGTCTACCGGGAGATTATCTTTGATACCATGCCTGATGTTATTGTTGAAATTGGAACATATAAGGGCGGTAGCACATTAGCGCTGGCGCATGTTTGTGACAATGTAGATCATGGCAAGGTTATAGCGGTCGATATTGATCATTCAATAGTTGCCGATATTGTTAAGGATCATAGACGGATTCGCTGGTTTGAGGGTGATGCTATTGAGCAGTTTGATGCAGTTTTTAAATTTATAGAACCAGACGAAACAGTCATGGTGATAGAGGATAGCGCACACACTTACGAACACACATTAAACGTATTACTTAAATATTCCCAACTGGTAACACCTGGACATTATTTAATATGTGAAGATACAAACTGCCATCACGGCCTACCCGCCGGGCCATATCCCGGACCATATGAAGCGGTTGAGAGGTTTCTTGATATTAAATATAACGAGTTTGAGGTGGATCAAACAAGGGAAGCGTTTTTCATAACATTCAATCCGAACGGTTTTTTGAGGCGATATTCGACAAAGGGGCTAAACTAAAATGACAGAACAAATATCAATCGTTATCCCGGTGATAAGACCGGAGGGCGCAGCATGGTGTATTCAGTCAATCCGTAAAAAGTGCGGGTTGCCTGAATCTCAATACGAGATAATTTCAGAGATCGACGAGGATCGGATCGGCTGTCCGAAAATGCTCAAGCGGTTGGTTGCTCAAACTAAGCACGACCTTGTTTTGTTTATGGGTGACGACACAGAGGTTCGTGAGGACTGTTTTAAACATGCACTAAAAGCTATGGAAGATTTGTCCGATGGTTGGGGACTTGTCGGATTGAATGATCAATTCCATGACCGCATACCAACCCACTGGTTAGCGTCAAAAAAACTATTGCCATTTCTAAACGGTGAGTTCTTCCATACAGGCTATGCACACCAATTTTGCGATGTTGAATTAATGGATATAGCTAAGTCGATGGGGCGCTATGTTTTATGTACGGATGCTAAAGTAAAACACAACCATCCCATTGTTACAAACAATCGTGATGATTTAGATGCTGATTACGACCGGATTTACAGCAAAGGCACGACTCGACAGGACTGGATACTATACCGGAAACGTAGAATTGAGCGTCTTGGTGAATCGTTATCAATCGCACTGCCGCTGGTTGATGATAAAGTATCAGTATCGTTTATGGTATCTTTCATCTTGATGAACAAACCATCATATACTTTATTAATGCCACGCTTCCCGGTTGGTAAGTTTGCAATGAATCATGCAGAATTGAGAAATGATCTTGTTAAACAGGCATTGAAAAACAACTGCTCTCATTTATTAATGCTTGATACTGATCAGGTATACCCAAAAGACACCGTTTCAAAGCTAATCGAGCATGCAGAGAATGGGATTGATGTGGTTGGCGCACCTGTCCACCGATCATGGCCACCGTTTGATCCTATTCTATATCGCGGCAAAATCGGGCAGTATATTCATGTACCGGATAATGAGTGCTATTCTGGTGACTTGGTAGAAGTTGACGCGACCGGCTGCGGTTGCATCATGTATGCAACCAAGATATTTGAGGAAATGGAACCCCCTTGGTTTACGAATCCAATTGATGATAAAAAGGGTAGTCAGGTTGGTGAAGATATAGGAATGAGCTGGCGTTTAAGGTGCGCTGGTCACAAGATATTTATTGACACAAGCATAAGCGATATTGAGCACATGGTGACATACGGGGTCAAACGCGAGACTTATGAACTTTACAAGAAAATGAAACACGCTCAATACCGGCAAGATGAAAAAGCCAATGAGTGTTTTGAGGGTTACGATAAGGATAAAACGCCATTCGATGTATTGAAAGCAACACACACCGGATGGAAGCAATAAACGTAAGGGGCTAATGGAGGCAGGACGATGGCATTTAGTAAAGGTAAAGATGCAAAGGTTGAATACTTTGCTGGAAATGTACTCGGTATGGGTACTTGGAGTATGTCAGGGGTAAACGTTGAGGTTCTTGAGGACACGGAATTTGGCGATACCTGGAAAACTTTTCAATACGGGATGAAAGACGGCGGCGAGGTGAGCTTCAGTGGTCTACTGGACGTAGCCGACTCGACTGGGTTCATG